TCTTTTTTTCTTCCCCATAAAAAACAGATTTGAAGCGTCGTTCAAGAGGACCGTAGGTCGTCTTATCGTTCCAGATGTCGCGGATCTCGTAGTTGGACGTAACCACAATTTTCTTGGGTCGAATGGAGACGACACCACCCTTTTGCTCAGCAAGAAAGAATCCATGATCGGCCCAGATCTTCAAGTGGTAACCCAGTTTATCGTGCATAGCATCAAAGTCTTCGATGATGACCACTTCCTCACCTTGGTATCCATCCCACCACTTATTAGGCATCTTGTAGTAAGCACCTGGAAACCGTTCTCTGGTATGACGGGATTTACCGGTACCGGTAGGACCGTGGATCCACTCGTTATCCAGATTGTTGAGTGCACAAGGTTTACCCATGTAGTCTTTGGCGATACGTTTGAAGGTACCGTAGAAACGTACACGAAGTCCAACATCAATCTCATCCAAGTTTCCAGCAGTGGCACAATTCCAAGCATCCTCATAAGCTTTCTTACCCGCGGTACCCTTCTCCTTCTGTGACATAGGCACGGTGCCGAAGATGGTTAAGGGACCAGCCTTAGAGCAATATTCAACAGATTGCTCTACGCTGCCCTTCATACTCTCCAAGTGTGCCTTGTTGCAGAAATCTGCCTTAACCTGCTTGAAGGACTTCATAGTACGGTAGCAGATAAAACCTTGAAGGTGCGGAGTACCAGATTCACCAATCTCATAAGAGAAAGCAACACACTTAAGTTTTTTGGATTCAACCCAAGTGGTAAGTGGCAAATCAGAAGCAACGTAGTTGTTGATGGTAAAGCACCAGTTTCTAGATCTATTTTGTGACATTTTAATTTTGGTTTTGATAGTGCTCAAGATCATAATACCCCAGTAGTCATATCTTTTCTGGGATAGCCCATATCCAATCTGGGGTAGCACCCACACGAGCGTCACTACCCCAGAACTAGTTAGGGCAGGTTAACTACCCCAGTACATTTTAGGGTTTTAGGGGACAAAAGTCCAAGTCTATAGTTTTTTGGTTCAAAATATAAAATGCCCGGCTCTACTAGAAAACGCAAAGCAAGATCATACACCACAACCCCACAGATGACGAGACGTCGTCTTACGTATGGTCGATCGGCTTTGCCCAGAAGCGTGAGCAACCTGACCACTGGTCCCCTTGCCAAGAAGTTACGATGTAAACTAATGTACGGAGCAGCCTTGAGCATGGGCGCTTCAAGTGCTAATAGCAACGTGACAAAGAATTTTCGCGCTAATAGCTTGAACGACCCGGATGCCACCGGTGTTGGTCATCAGCCTCGCGGTTATGACCAGCTGAAAGGGTTGTACGAACATAGTGAAGTCGTAGGCGCAACTATAACCGCTCGTTTCGTAAACAAGCATTCAAGCAACTCCCCTGTGGTAGCTGTATTCATTGCAGACTCTGTATCCTATCCCAACGATGGATTCAGTCTGTATGAAGATGGTACAGTACGGTGCAAACGTCTAAGCCCAAGGGACGGAGGACAAAGTAGCTCTGTTGTGAAACACAGCGTCAATGTTTCCAAGTTTACCGGGACTCCAAAGGGGACTGATAGCCTCAAGTGTGACGCAGACGTAGACCCAGCCGATGAGGTTTTTTTCGTCGTAGCTGCACACGATGGTCTTCATGGAACCTCAGATGGACAAGTTGAAGTCGTTATTCAAATTGTCTACGATGTGGAGTTTACTCAACCTCGTAGAATTAACTTCTCGTAAGGAGTGATCATGGGGGTGGGGTATAGTATTACCCCCACCCTAGTGATCAGATCACTTTTATATAGAGGCGAAGCCTCTATTTATGGCTGCTTTTTGAGGGAGGATAGGGGACGATAGTTTACTATAGCCGAAGGCTGCGCTGGGCTGCAGCGCGGTTGTCAAAAAGGGGAGGCACGAGGGCAATATAAAAATAAAAGTTATCATGTCTATAGTTTATTTCAACATAAAGTCAGGGTCCTCAGGCCACAAATTTAAACGCACATCATCTAGAAAGTTCAAGTCCAAGTCCGCTTCGTATCCGGAGCTTTGCGCAATCGGCGAGCAATCGATCGAAGCCGGAATCGTCGGAGGGCAACGTGGAGTCGTAGCCTCCACGAGGTCGATGATCGAGGGAGAGGAGCTCTCGGCGGACGGTACCGGCGTCGACGGTAGGAGGTCGGACAGCACCGCAGCAGCAATAGCATCATCATCCGCAGCAGCACGGGCAGCCCACATCGCTTCAAGTTCTTTCTTTTTTTCTTCCCCATAAAAAACAGATTTGAAGCGTCGTTCAAGAGGACCGTAGGTCGTCTTATCGTTCCAGATGTCGCGGATCTCGTAGTTGGACGTAACCACAATTTTCTTGGGTCG